GGCACGTCACGCGACCAGGCGGCAGAGTCGCCGGCATGAAGTTGTGTCGGTTCCATTGATTCACTCGGCACCGGCAGGCGGCGCCGTGGCGCTACCTGATCGGCTTCTTGATGATTTTGAAACGCCCTTGGGCCTTGGCTGGCGGTGCGTCAGCACGGCGCTGCCTGGCGGCAGGCTTGGCCGGGGCCGATGGCTCGGGAGGCGCTCGCGGCTGGGGTGCCGGGCGAGGCGCTGCAGGCAAAGGCGCCGTTTCTGGCTCCTCCTCGTGCAGATCCTCGGCGACGCGCAGCGGGCCTGCCTTGATGGCAGCAGCCAGCTCGACGCGGGTCAGGGCGCCCAACTTGCGGCGCTGCAGCTTGTCGCGCAGCGCCATGATGTATTGCATCGCCTCGCAGTCGAGGTAGTGGTTTTCGCCGACCTGGTGAAACTTCCCCTCGGACTCGCGCCACTCCTCGCCGACGATCTCTTTGCAGTAACCGTCGGTGACCTGCTGATGCAACAGCCACCAGCCGGCGCGATCGTCTGGCCGACCAAAGCGGCTATGCACCCACCGCTTGGCGAATGGCGAGTCGAACGCCCAACGGGCGTCGCCACGCTTGCGCGTTTTACCCTTGCGGTCGACCTCGACCATTTCTTTGCGAAAAGGCTTGTCCAGCCGATCGCGGCCACGCAGGGCGATCGCCCTGTTTTTGTGGTCGTTGATGAACTGATAAACCTTGTCGTCTCGATAGCCGATGTCGATCCCGGTCATGTTGATCGGATGCTCGCCGTATTCGGTATCGATCAACTCGCTGAGCTGATCCCATACGGCGTCTTGATCGGTGTCGCCCCATAGGTCGCCGTGCTCGAGGAGCATTGAACCCATGCCGGCATACCAGGCACGCACCACGTAAACGAGGCGGCGTTTCTGTACGTCGATCGTGCAGTAGATTTTCAGCGGCTCGAGCAGCAGCTGCCCGGCCGAGTAACCCCAGCACATAGAGCGCACCTGCTCCCACGTCGGAACGTCGCCGCTCTGCGCGTAGCACTCGCCGAAACCAGTGTTATAGACGGCCAGCAGGTCGGCAGGGTCGCCCGACAGTTGCGCCGCCAATAGATCCTTGGCCAGCGCACCGTAAGTCTTTTTCGAGGAGAACGAGCAGAGGCCCGAGGCTGCAAACGAGTAATGCGTCGAGCCGGCTGTCTCAGCGACACCGGTTATCTCGCCGTCGCGACTGATCGACTGACCAGGTGCAACAGCGCGACCGCGCTCGTTCATCCAGGGGCGCCACTTGCTTTCGATCTGGCAGCCACTGGCACCGCAGGTCAACCGAGCGCCGCGCTGAGCTTCGTCCGGGGTGCATTCGCTTTCTGATCCCTTGCCTGGCCACCAGAGCAGCCCCGACCAGGGAATAAAATACTCGCCGCACTCAGGGCACGGCACCGCCCACTCGTGGCGGGTGCCTGACTGCCATAGCTTCCACACTGCCGAGCCGAGCGCCTTGGTCGACGCGACTTGCCAGTGCTCGAGCCCCGATGCTTCGTGCCGGCGCTTGCTCACTCGGCCGTGCGTTGGCGTGGCCGTGTAACCAATTTTCGAGCCGTCGTATGCGTCGCCGCGACGCTCGACCAGGCTTACAGTCGAGCCCTCGCCCGTGTTTACGATCCGATCGACCTCGTCGACCATAATCAGGCCGGCAGAGTCAGCCGACAGACCGGAGGGCGAGCCCGCCCAAACGAAACGCAGCTTTGTGCCGGCGATCCATTTAACGAACGTGGTCGACTTGCGCTCGTCGAGCTTTTCGGTCAGCGATTCGCACTCGCTGATCATGTCGTCGAACTTTGGAACCACCGCATCTTTCAGCAGCGGCGCCGTGGGCGCGATATACATGATCGGCGTCGGGTCTTCGTCGAGCCGGTGGCCAATGATGTTTTCCATCGTGACCGATTTGCCCATCTGCGTTGCCGTGATGAAGGTCACCCGGTCAAAGCAAGGCTGCGCAAAGGCCCACGAAACGGGGCGCATATAAGGGTTTACGTCCGGGTTGAACGGGCCTGGCCGGGGCGAGCTGGGGGGCATGATTCGCTTGTCGCGAGCCCACTCGTCAGCCGTCCTCGGTGGCGGCGCCTGCACCAGATTCGAGACGTAGTGAATCGATTTGATCAACGTCCGAAGCGAGCTCGCGTGATCGATGTTCGAGGCGGTCGGCTGTAGCCGATCGGATACGCCTCGTTTCCTCAAATAGTCGAGCTCGGATAAGTGCAGGGTCATCGATAATCGCCAGGTCGGCAGCGCAGCGACTCGGCAGCGCGTCGAGCTGCGTTGCGTAGACCGCTGCAATGCTGGTGTTTAGGTGGACGAACGTTTCGTTCGGAATGAGCCGGCCGCGTACCTGGTCGATTTCTAGCTGCAGCTTTTCGCGCCTGGCGCGCTTGAGCAGCCGATCCTCGGTTGACGCAGAGCTGAGCCCCTCCTCGTCCTCGCCGTCGTCGCCCATTTCCCGGCGCACTTCGCGCAGGATCAGCCACTCAATCGCAGCTTGGCTATCGATCTGAACGGCGACGCCTCGACCACCACCCCCCGAAGTTGGCAAACCTTCCTCGATCAGTTTCGAGATCCAGCGCTCAGACTTACCGAGCAGGTCGGCGAGGTCTTTTTTGCTGACGATTTTGCCCATGGGAGAAAGGACCAAAAGGGAAAAAGTGAAAATGTCCAAAGGTACAAAGGTCCGTTCTGACCTTTGTCCTTTTGACACTCGAGAAATTAGGTCGAGGCCCCGTCGCACCTGGCCGAGCTGTCAAGCTGGCGATGCAGGCCGGGGGGCCTCAAATTCGGAAGTAAGGACTGAACTTTCAAAGAGCCACACGCGCGAGGGCCGCGGTGTTATGCCCCGTGAAGGGGGAGGGTCTGGGGGAGGACCCAAAATGCTAGGGGCACCATCACAGCTGGCACTTGACCACGGCGGCAGCGCAGCAGCCGGCAGCGAAGTCACCGACGAAGAACTGATCGTCTGCCACGCCGTCAGCGCGATAGATCTCGAGGCCGGCGATCAAGCCAACCTTTGACGCTTCGAGCAGGTTCGCCTTCAAGCGATAACCCTCGAGCTTCCACAGTTCGTTGCGCGCGATCGCTTTAACCTTGGCAATCGCAGTGTTTCGGCCTAGCAACTCGTTGAAGTTTTCAGGACTGACGCAGCCCGCGCTCGCGGTCGCAATCTCAAAACCTGCCGGATTGATCGCAGAGGCCAGAGTCGTGGTCGTGCCAGGAATTACGGAAGTGTGAAAGCTCAGTTGCTCGACCAAAGCGTCGATCTGAGCGGGAGTAATGCGGGGGGCGGTAAGGCCGAGGGCGACGATTTGCTGCTCGATAGCGTTTGCGTTCATGTGTCCGTTCCATTCCATAAAGTCACAGGCACAACACAAGATGAAGGCCGGTTACTCAAATTTTCAAGGGCGACGCAGAAAATAAACCCGGTTAGCGTGTGTCAGCAGCGGCACGCGCTCTTTTTTCGTACTCCCTGACGTATTCCTGCAGCGACGTCAGCCGCTCGGCTGTTTCTCGGCAGGTGGTGTAGTTGCCGACGTTGGTTGCGGCGACGGTAGAGAGCGCAATTCCGCTGCCGGCGTCATCAGCAGGGCCGGCGTGTCCAGGGGCAGGCAGACCGAGTGCTGCTGCGTCGTGCAACCGAACAAAGCCAGCGTTAACAACACAAGCGGCGTCAGCTTTCGCAGAGACATAAACCGGAACCTCTTTAATCAGTGTGGCGCCGCGCTCCCTGATCACTTGGACGCGGTCGACGTATTGCGTGACGATGCGATCGCGCACCGTGCCCAGCTCTTGGCCTTGCTCGAAAGCCTTGCTTAGCCGGTCGAGCTCGGCCTGTGCTGCCTGGCTCTGCTCGTGATCGCCGCGAGCCATCCAGCCAAGGCCAAAAAGCAGCGTGGCGACCAATGCCAGGCCAGCCAAACCGTAAAGACGACTCATAGGCCCACCCTGCAGAGCTCGCGTTGTATTGAGCGGCGCGCAACGATGCCGCCGCAGTTATTCGCCGCGATGCGGCAGTCTTTGCCGCCGACGTACACCCAGCGCCCGAACTGCTCAGCCGCGCCGAGCTGGTTGCCGGCATTGGCCATGCGCAGCAGCGTCGATTTAGCGACCGCGCCGTGCCCGACGTTGTAGTGCATGTCGGCGATTGCGATTTTGCAGAACAGGCCAACCGGGGAGGCGTTCGCCTGCACAAAGTCGACCGAACTACCGAGATCGCTCTGCAGGTACGCGGCGCATTCTGGCTGCGTGGCCACGTCGCCGCGCTTTACGCCGCCCGTGTGCCCCGTGCAGATCGTCCAGACGCCGCCAGTGTCCGGGTACGCCTTGAATCGCGTACCTTCCATTTCAGGCGTTAGCACCATAAGCCCGGCGATGATCGCGGCGCGCTCAACTGGCGCCGGCAATCCCGTCTGACTCACCGTGAAGCCGGCAGCCGCGAGCGAGAAGGTCACAGCGGCGATAATCCGCTGCAGCAGACTCATTGCTCACCCCCGGCACCGCCCGGCACCTGGCCGCGCTTACGAAAGCGGCGCCAGGCGAATTTGATCAGCGGATAAAGCCAGCGGCGGCCGATGCCGTCGACGACCAGAAACAACGCATAGGCCGCCATCAGGCGAATCGTCCATTCCTGATAGGTCAGGCCATAAATCAGCAGGCCGCCGCCCACGGGCGCAACCTTCGCCGCCTCGACCTTGGCCAGGCCGAGCAGGGATAGTTCGTTGTCGACCAAGGGGCGTACCTGCACGAATAAAGCCCCGCGTCAGGCGGGGTACGAAACGCAGGCCGAGGCCTGCAGGGAGGGAAATAGAAAGGCCACCGGATGCGGTGGCCTGGTAGAGGACTTACAAACATGCCTCAATTTGCGAACGTCAGAAACGCAAAAGCCCGCTCAAATGGCGGGCTTTTGTCGGATGTATCGCAGAGTGGTAAATGTACCCTTTCGCGCGTTACTTTTGCAATAGGCCATTTGCACTTTTTTACCATCGGCCTTTTTTACCTTTTCCCCTTCTGACTTTTGTACCTTTGTACTCGAGGCTAAAAGTTGCGCTCACAGGTCGAAAGTGATGCACCGGCAATGGCGGCAAATCATCCTGCCCGTCCACTGACAACTCGATATTAGAGAGGGAACCAACGACCACGCCACCAATCATTAGCCGCCCCATTAATTGCGCATTAAGCCCGCAGCCCCCACCGATAATTAGCACTTTCATATCGGCAGCCTCAGGGCAAAGGTACAAAGGTACATTTGGCCGAATGTGAAAAGGTATACCCCTGCACCGCTCGCCATAAGCGCTCTCGCAGTTCAAGCGCAACGCTTGCAGTGAAGTTCTCAGGCAGATGCACCTCGAACACAACGCGCAGCGGGGCGGGCGGCGGCGGCGTGACAAGCTCCAGCACCTGAACCTCGACGACCTCAGCGTCGCGCTGCAGGACGATATTTGTAAAGCCTGCAGGCTCGCGCGCGAGATATCCCTCAGGGATCGCGGACACATAGCCTACCAACTGGCCGACCTTATCCGCATACCACATGGAGCTATCACGACAGCCCTTGATTCTCAGCATCCTCATACATCACCTCACAGCGCGAGCCCAGCCGGCTCGAGCACCTTCTATAGTGGCGTAGCCATCGGCTACAAAGTCGCAGCAGGCGCAGCGAGAACCCCACTGGCCACCACGCATAAAGAAACGGGCGACGCCTTGCTGCTTGCAGTTGTGCAGCGGCAACTCGGCGTCATTGACCAGCTGCCAGCTGGCCAGCGCTCGCGACTCGACAGGGTGCGCCTCGCCTCGATTACTACAGACGGGGCAGATCCACATAACCAGGTGCGTGGCCGGGTGCTGGCGGCGCTCTGGCGCGACCAGGCAGTGCAGGCAGACGACGGCGCTCACGAGATTAGTAGTCGCCGCTCGAGCTGCTGCTCGAGTCAGAGCTGCTACTCGAGTCAGAGCTGCTCGAGCCGCCGTAATCGGAGCTGCTGCAGCTGCTCGAGCGACTCCACGAATCATCCGACGACGACACGCTCGGCGAGCAGTGGCTGCGCGATGGCTCGGGCTCATGCCGTGGCGATGAATAGGCCTCGAATGGCGACAGCGGGTTGAGCGGGCTCAGCGGGTCGTGCATTGGCGAATAGGCGGAGCTGCTCGAGGAGGAGCTCGACACTGGCGACGATGCGCGCGGCACCGGGCGAACGCTGAGAGCCATGCGATCACGCAGGCGCTGACGCTCGGCCTCTGCAGCCTCAGCCTCACGCGCCTTACGACGACGGTTGAAAAGTCCGAACATGGTCTAACCCTTTTTATTGCCAACCAAAAGCACCGCCAGCAGCAGGGCGACGATCACCAGGTCAGCACACATTGAGAGGAGGCGACTCGCGGAGTCGACCAGGACGACGCCACCGGCCAGCCCGAAGGCTGCCCAGCGACGCAAGGAGCCGATACGACTCAAGCCGAGACGCCGAAGTCTTTCAGGCGCAGACCCAGCTCGACGGCAATTTCGTCGAGCACTTTCATTTCTTCAGGACTGATACTGCCGTCGCCCTCGGCTACGGTCAGCATGTTTACGAGCACTTCCTCGGCGTCTGCCGGGTTGTTTTTGATATCGCGAATCTCGCGCATGATGTTCATGCGGCCCAGGCGAAAGCCGGCCTGCAGCTGCTCAGTGAACAGGTTCACGGTTTTAGTGATCTCGGCGCCGAAGTGCTCCAGGGCCTTGTTCGCGCGAATCTGAATATCAATCTGCGCGGCTTCGTTCTTGCTGATCTCGCCGTCAGCAGCGGCAACTAACAGGCAGCCACCGACGATGGCCTGCATCAGGTCGCGGTTTTCCAGCTTCTTGATAGTGCGACCGGCGCCGAACAGTTTCTTTTTCAAGCCGAACATAGTGTTTCCCTCGTGGTTTTTGGTTTTGGTTAAAGTGCGCGCCAGAGCGTTTCGAGTGCCCTGGTGTCGATCTGGTCAAGGGCGCTCTGCAGGGCGTCCCAACGGGCGCGCCAATGCTGGCGATAATTCACGTCGCTGACGCCCAACAACAGGGCCAGCGCCGGGCCGTCGTAACGGCTCTTTCCTGAATTCTTGAGGTGCTTGTGATGTTGCACGGCCAAGTGCGCCAGGCCCTTGGCCCGCTGCAGCGTCTTGCCCTGCATTTTTCCAAGCTGGGGCAATGCGGACTCCCACGCGGCAAGCACGTTGCCGGCCTCGTCGTTCCAGTCGATCGAGTCGGCGTAGGTGTAGCGAATCCAGCGGCTCAGCTCAGGGGCCAACGTGGCCACGGTGCGGACGAGATAAGCGTCCTCGAATGCCGTAGGCCCCAGCGGAATGGCGCTTTTTTTCTTTTTCCGCGTCTCGCTGCAGGTCACTCGAGTGGTATCTCTGGCCAGGGTGGCCACGTAGTCGAAAGGTAGCTTTGTCGACTCGTCGGCACCGTCGAGCGGGCACTCGGCCAGGTCAGCGGCGCGAGCACGCGGGAAAGCGTCGCGGGTGCGTCCAGTCTCGATAACGCCGCAACCGTCGGCGTCGCTCGGGCGCTCGGTTTCGCGGTAGTCTCCCGGCGCCAGATAGGCGAACATCAGGCGATCACGCAACCACACCAGATCCTGAGCCATCGGGCCGGCAGGTGCCTTGTAACGACGCTTTGCCAGCGGGCCGGCGTCAGGGCCTGGCAGCAGCACCCAGCACTCGAACGCGCCAGGCGGCGGCGCGGGGTGGCGGATCTCGATAGAAAGTTTGGCAGTCATAATCAGCGCCTCATTGCCAGCACAGGCACGCTGCAGCACAGCGAGCAACGGGAAGCCGTAGGGCAGATCAGCAGCCGGGTTTGATCGATGTTGCGACCGCAGGCGCCGCAGACGGGCACCATGACAACGCTCGCGCGCAGGCAGTCGTCGGCGAACATGGCGCGCTCGATCGCGTCGTCTTGGCGCAGCTCGAGGCCGGCAGATACGTCAGCGAACATTGACAGCCCCCTGATCCAGCAGACCGGCGACAGCAAAGCTCGCGTTACGCTGACCGAACGAATGCACAAACCTCGAGCACTCGGCGGCGTCATTGAAATAGAAGGCATCAGAACGGCTGCGCACGCTCGAGCGGGTCACGACGCGAGCCTCGGAAAGGCCCTGGCGGCGCGGCAACTCGATCACCAATACAGATTGGCCACCGGCCACGTTAAAGAGTCGGATGGCTTTCACTCGGCAACCTCGGAGCGTGACGGCGGGGCAATCAGTTGTGCGAAAGCGTGACTGTCACGCTTCTCTAGGTCGGCGCCGGCAATGGCCAGCGCGGCGAGGACCGGCGCGAAAAATTCGGCGAAGGCCTCGGGGTCATTCTTGGCCAGGGCCTGGCCACCGTGGGCGAGCAGGGTCAGCGCCTCGGCCGACTCCTCGAATCCGCCTGCCTTGCAGACGTCGATCAGGGCCTGCACGGTGCCGCCATAGAAAGTCATCGCCGGCAGATGAAATGCCTCGGCCTTGAGCTTTTCCTGCGCCTCTTTGGCGCGCTGCTTTTGCTTGCGCTCGCGGTTTTGACGCTTGACCTTTTCGGCTTTCGACTCGCCAGGCACCACGTCGAAGCGCTCGGCCAATTGGTCGGGATCAGTCGGAATAATGTCGGACTTGACCAGGCGCAGAGCTGTCACAGCGGCTCCCCCTTGAGGTTCGCCAGCAGCAGCAGCGGCAGAGGGCGCCCGGTGCCGGTCGACAGCGCGACGAGCTCGTTAAACAT